AGCCAATTGTCTCCAAGGAATACAGCCCAAATGATGCAGACAAGGATTACACCGATGTGCGGCGCAACTTGAAGTGCATCATTGAGAAGTCTCAAGAAGCCATCGAAGGAATCATTGAACTCGCACAGGACAGCCAACAGCCCCGTGCATACGAGGTTGTGGCGCAACTCATACAGTCATCGCTCGAAGCAAACAACAAGTTGATGGATTTGCATCGCCGCATGAAGGACATCAAGAAAGAGGAAAAGGGGAAGACAACCAATGTCACCAATAACTCAATCTATGTCGGAAGCACAGCGGACTTGCAGAAAATGATTCGGGAACAGCGCAAGGCTATTGACAGAGGCGATATCGTAGATGAGCAATGATCATGAGACATACCTTGGCAACCCCTTACTGAAGGGTGCTTATGTCAAGCAAGAATTCACGAAAGAACAGTTGGAGGAGTACATCAAATGCTCCGAAGACCCGATCCATTTCATTGAGAATTACATCAAAGTGGTCACGATTGACGAAGGCTTGCAGCCTTTTGTCATGTATGACTTTCAGAAGGAAATCGCTAGGTCGGTGTTCGACAACCGATTTACGATATGCAAGATTCCCCGACAGAGCGGCAAGACAGCGACCCTGATTGCCTGCATTCTGCACCTTGTATTGTTCAATCCAAGTTACAAGGCAGCAATTCTTGCCAACAAACTGAAGACTGCAACGGACATCATGGATCGTTTCAAGGTCGCATATGAGAATCTTCCCAAGTGGTTGCAGCAGGGTATCGTGGAATGGAACAAGACAAGCATCACTCTTGAAAACGGATCGAAAGTCATTTGCTCATCCACATCATCAAGCGCAGTCCGTGGTTCATCCTACAACTTCTTGATGCTTGATGAGTTTGCGTTCGTTCCTGAACAGATTGCAGAAGATTTCTTCACATCCGTATATCCCACGATCACTTCAGGCAAGACATCAAAGACTGTTATTGTTTCCACACCAAACGGACTTAATCTGTTCTATAAGATGTGGCAGAATGCCAAGAACGGCAAATCAGAGTTCGTTCCGGTTGAAGCCCATTGGTGGCAAGTGCCGGGAAGAAATGATAAATTCAAGGAAACAACAATTCGAAACACTTCGGAGCGTCAATGGCTGTCCGAATATGAATGTGAATTCCTAGGATCGCAAGAGACCTTGATCAAGGCATCAAAGATCGCATCCTTGGCATTTCAGACTCCCATCCTTGAAACCGAAGACGGTTTGTCGATATACGAACACCCGATGAAGGGTCATATCTACGCCGCCTTGGTGGACTCAAGCCGAGCCATCGGACAAGACTACAATGCCATGGTTGTCGTGGATGCCACAGCAATGCCATACAAGGTTGTGGCACGATATCGAAACAATACGATACCGATTCCAATTTTCCCCAACTTGATCAAGAGCGTTGCTGACAAATACAATGAAGCGTACATTCTTGTGGAAATTAACGATACGGGTCAGCAAGTTGCGGATATCCTCAAGGACGAACTTGAATACGAGAATGTGATCACCATTACAATCAAGGGTAAGAAGGGGCAGAAGATCGGTGAGGGATTTGGTGGTGGTAGGGTATACAGCGGCATCAAGATGAGCAGCCAAGTCAAGAAGGCGGGATGCTCTGTCATAAAAGAAATGATTGAGAGTGACAAATTGATAGTAAATGATTTTGACATCATTTCCGAGATCAGCACCTACATCGCCAAGGGCGGCTCATACGAGGCTACAGAGGGATACCACGATGATTTGATGGCTTGCTTGGTCATGTTCGGTTGGTTGACCACACAGGACTATTTCAAGGACTTGGTGAACCTAGACATTCGAAAGCGTTTGTTTGAGGAAAAACTCAAAAAACTGGAAGAAGACCTCACCCCATTTGGTTTTATGGATAGCGGTGAGGATGATTTGTCGGAAGTTGCCCGTCTTCTGGCAAACGAATCTACGGAAAAACCTAAACAATCTAGGCGTGATCGATCATGGCTGGAAGATGCCAATGAGATTCTTTGAGAATGGGTGAAATGGGCAAACGAATAAATACCCCCGTCTATCAAATTAATCCAAGGAGACCGAGATGGCATTCCAACTTTCCCCCGGCGTGAATGTAACAGAGAAGGACTTGACAACAATCGTCCCTGCTGTTGCCACCACAAATGCAGGATTCGTGGGACTCTTTAATTGGGGTCCAGTCAATCAGCGTATTCTCGTAGACAGCGAGAACAACCTAGTTCAACTCTTCGGTACACCCGATGACATCAATGCCGAGTGGTGGTTCTGCGCTGCCAACTTCCTTGGCTACGGCAATAACCTTCAGGTTGTTCGTGGCGAACTTGATGGTATGGTAAACGCTAACGGAAAGGGCTTTACCGGTACGACACAATCATCTGCTTACATCAAGGGCGACAACTACGAGTTCCTTGAGGTCAACGACATTGGTTCGTTTGTTGCGAAGTATCCGGGCGCACTTGGAAACACCTTGGAAGTTCAGATTTGCGGCTCAAGATCGGTGAGTGGAGTAGAAAGCGGTCTTACGACTTACGGCGGCGATTGGGACGACTGGAGTTATTCCACCCAATTTGATCAAAAGCCGAATACATCGACTTATGTAACCGAGCGTGGTGGTTCTGCTGATGAATTCCATATTGTCGTTATTGACAGAAACGGTCAGTTCTCGGGAGTCAAAGGAAATGTTCTTGAGAAGTTTGAAGGCGTTTCTGTATTCCCAGGAGTTGTTGGTCCCGATGGCACAAGCAAGTACTACATCGATGTCATCAACAGAACATCGAAGTACATCGCTGCCGTGGAAAAGAACAATCTCACATCCTTTAGTGACCTCTTCTCTGGAAGCACCGGCGTTTGGGGTAGCAGCGCATCTGAGCAATGGTACGATCCATCAACATCTCTTACCGCATCTGCATCTATCACAGGAAACACCACATCTTTCGGTGTTGGCGTTTGGCAGTTGAGGGCAGGAAATTCGGGCTTGAGTGGTGGTGCAAAGCCGAGTTATGTCGATGTTGCAGTCGGAAACGGCTCGGCAGTCACGGCAGCAGGATACTACCTGTTCGATGATGCGGAAACTGTTGATGTAAACCTCCTCATTGGTGGTCCAGAGTTCTGTTGGGATGGCGGTTACAATGCTGAAACCGATGGTCCTGAACTCGTTGGAACGCACATCAAGGACATCGCAGACCGCCGCAAGGACTGCGTAGCATTCTTGTCTTGCCCAAACAAGGATCCAAATGAGACCGATCAGGTCAAGTTGAATCGTGCCGTTGAGTATCGCAACGCAATCGGTTCTTCGTCCTATGTCTTCATCGACAGCGGATACAAGTATCAGTATGACATCTACAACGATAAGAACCGTTGGGTGCCTCTGAACGGCGACATTGCCGGTCTGTGCGCTCGTACAGACTTGAACTTTGATCCTTGGTACAGCCCCGCAGGCTTGAACCGTGGTCAGGTTCGTGGCGTGATCAAGTTGGCGTTCCAGCCCCGTCAGGCGGCTCGTGACACCCTGTACAAGAACAACATCAATCCCGTTGCAACATTCACGGGAGAGGGAACGGTTCTTTACGGCGACAAGACTGCCCAAGCCAAGCCATCAGCATTCGACCGCATCAATGTGCGCCGTCTGTTCATCGTGCTTGAGAAGGCAATCGCCACAGCAGCCAAGTACAGCCTGTTCGAATTCAACGATGCCTTCACACGGTCGCAGTTCCGTTCGCTTGTCGAACCCTTCCTCCGTGATGTTCAGGCTCGTAGAGGTTTGATCGACTTTAAGGTTGTGTGTGACGAGAAGAACAACACGCCCGAAGTTATTGATAGCAATCGGTTTGTTGCAGATATCTACATCAAGCCGAATCGCAGCATCAACTTCATTCAGTTGAACTTCGTTGCTACACGCACAGGCGTGAACTTCAGCGAGGTCGGTGCCTGATTCGTGATGCAGGAAACCACACTAAATACCCATAAGGAGTCCTAAATGTCACAGTTCAGCATCGACGCATTCCGTGCCAACCTCATCAACGGTCTTGCGAGGAACAACCTGTTCCTCGTCCAAGGCAACTTCCCTGGGAACAGCGTCGGCGCAATCCAAGGTGCGGCGGCTGTCGCAGGTGCCCTCTTCGGAGGTGCGGACGGCGGTGCCGTGACCAACACCATCGCAGCGGTCGGCGGGGGCAACCCGAGTTCGCAGATTTCGTTCCTCTGCAAGTCTTCGAGGATTCCCTCCTCCAC